TACAGAATATATATAGATTAAAGGATAGTGATGAATTATCGTTATATCATCAACATTTTTGGTTGGAATACATATTAGCAGGAGCAAACTCCTCAGATTACAAGAATATCCCAGACAATGTATTATATCCTCTTATGAAAAGATGGGCATTTTCTGATAAAAGTTATAAGATGACACAAATAAACAAGTTAAAGGACAATCATCCAAAGTTTGTAGATTGGGTAAAATCAACAGAAAAATTAGATCATGCAAAAATGCTAAAGGATAATATGAGACCATTTGAAGAAATATTCTTTGGAGTTGGAGCAGAAATATTATCAAATGCTAGTAACTATTTGAGTGTTAATCCAAGTAAAACTGCAAAAAAATTAAGAGATGATTTGGCAAAGGCTGCTAAAACTCTAATGGCCAAAAAGGATTTTTCTAATGTTGATAAACTTAAAGCACAATTGAAAAAACTAAAAGCAATGCCAGGATTAGAAAAAGCAGCACCAACTGAAGGATTAGTTTTCAAATATAAGGGTAAAGTTTATAAGTTTACAGGATTCTTTGCACCGATTAATCAAATTTTAGGATTAGAAAAATTTAGCAGGTAAAATATGAATAGTGAAGATAAAGCTCTAAAAGCCATATTAGAGGGAAAACCAGTTACTAAACGAGTAATGGTTGGTTATGAAGGTAAAAAACAAAAAAGCGGTGATCAAAAAAGTAGATTAACTGATATTATGGCTGAGGCTAGAATGCCTATGTTTTGTCCTAAGTGTGACAAGATTATGAAAAATACAAAGTTAGATGGTAAAATGTGGAGATTGTATGATCATTGTTTTGATTGTCAAATACAAGTAGAGCACAAAATGAGAATAGATGGTACATTTGAATTATGGGAAAAATCTAGGTATCTTAGAAATAAAGAATCAATTATAAAAGAACAGATAGGGTCAATAGAAGAGTGGAAAAATCAAGGAGATATGTCAGTAGTTGAACCAATTAATGTTGATAGTGGAGCTGTTCACATAGAAAAATATCAGAGAGATAGTAAACTTTTAGAAATAGCCGAAGAAGCATTGGTTGATTTAGGAGGAAGTCTCAAACAAATTAGAGAACGTATAAAGGAAGTCGATGCCGAGCTCGAAGCAAATAAAAGACCAGATTAAAACTGAATATGTAAAGTGCGCTTTAGATCCAGTTTACTTTATGCGGGAGTACTGTTTTATACAGCATCCAGTAAAGGGTAAAATGAAATTTGACTTATACCCCTTTCAAGAAAAAACATTACGGGATTTTAAAGAACATGACTATAACGTAATATTGAAAGCAAGACAGCTGGGTATATCCACATTGTCTGCAGGTTACTCCCTATGGCTAATGAATTTTCATGCGGATAAAAATATACTTGTGATTGCAACTAAGCAGGAGGTAGCTAAAAACCTAGTAACCAAAGTTAGGGTTATGCATAAAGAGTTACCAAATTGGTTGAAACAAGGATGTGCAGAAGATAATAAACTTTCACTTAGATATAATAACGGTTCACAAATAAAGGCAATTTCATCAACTGGAGAGGCTGGTAGATCTGAAGCTCTATCACTTCTGATTATAGATGAGGCTGCATTTATTAAAAATATCGACGAAATATGGGCAGCTTCTCAACAGACGCTAGCAACTGGTGGTAAATGTATTGCACTTTCTACTCCAAACGGTATGGGTAATTGGTTTCATAAAACTTGGACAGATGCAGAAGAGGGAGCAAATAGTTTTAATTTTATACGATTACATTGGACAGTTCATCCAAACAGAGAACAAGATTGGAGAGATGAGCAAAATAAGTTGTTAGGTCCTGATATGGCAGCGCAAGAATGTGATTGTGATTTTATAAGTTCTGGTCAATCAGTAATTCCTGGAGAATTAATAAAAGAAATGCAAGATCATTCTGTTTGTGAACCCATCGAAAAACGATATGAAGATGCTTTATGGATATGGAAACATCCAGAACCAAACAAAAACTATTTACTGTCTGCTGACGTTGCAAGAGGAGATGGAGCTGATTTTTCAGCATTTCACATATTTGATTTAACAACTTTAGAACAGGTAGCCGAATATAGATCTAAGGAAGACACTACGAGATACGCTGGAATATTAATGGCAATGGCTACAGAATATAACGATGCTCTTCTAGTTGTGGAAAATAATAACGTAGGATGGGCAGTATTACAAACCATTATAGATAGAGATTACAGAAATCTATTTTGGATGAAAAAAGACTTGAAATATGTAGATTCTAAAACACAATATACAAATAGGTATAGAGGTGAAAATAAAATGATGGTACCTGGATTTACTACATCAAGCAAAAGTAGACCATTAATTATTGAAAATTTATCTAAGTTTTGTAGGGATAAATCTGTAAAAATAAACTCTATTAGAACTATAGATGAATTATATGTTTTCATATTTAATAATGGTAAGGCAGAAGCTTTAAAGGGATATAATGATGATTTAGTCATGAGCCTAGCAATTGGCTTGTGGATAAGGGAAACAGCTCTTAGACTTCATGAAGAAAATCTAAGGGTCACTAGAGATACCATGGCAAAAATGGATGGTAACTCTGGAGTCTACAAGTTTGAGGAAGAAGACGATTATGGTTGGGAACAACGAGTAGGCGATAAGAAAGAATCACTAACTTGGTTAATATAAAATGGCAAAACAAGATACATTTACTGATCGAATAAGAAGACTTTTTTCTTCCAACGTTATTGTAAGAAACGTAGGTGGTAAAAAGTTAAAAATAGTAGATACTAGTCAAATGCAGGCTGGATCTAAAACATTAATGGACAGATATACAAAACTGTATACTACACAAGCTGGACACGGCGGGTACATGGGTTACAGTGGAGAATTGGCAAAAGCCCAGAGGATTTCTCTATTTAGAGATTATGAAGCAATGGATGATGACGCAATCCTGTCTTCTGCTTTAGACGTATACGCTGATGAATCAACAATGAAATCTGAATATGGTAATGTATTAGAAATAAAGTCTAATAATACCCAAATACAAGAAATATTACACAATTTATTTTATGATATATTAAATATAGAATTTAATCTTTGGCCATGGATTCGTAATATGTGTAAGTATGGTGATTTCTTTTTGAATTTAGAAATAGCTGAAAACTATGGAATTGTTAATGTGTTACCATTATCTCCATACGATGTTTCTAGAATCGAAGGAGCAGATCCTGAAAATCCAAATGAAGTTAAATTTATATTAGATGCAACTGATCCTAGAAATTATGCTGGAAATTCTAACAGAAAAGAATTTGAAAATTTTGAAATAGCTCACTTTAGACTGTTATCAGATTCAAACTATATACCTTATGGTAAGTCAATGGTTGAGGGTGGTAGAAGAGTTTGGAAACAATTAAGTCTTATGGAAGATGCTATGTTAATTCATAGAATTATGAGAGCACCAGAAAAACGAGTCTTTAAGGTTGACATTGGTAACTTACCACCTGGAGAAGTTGATTCTTACATGAAGAGAATTATCGATAAGATGAAAAAGGCTCCAGTTATAGACGAACAATCTGGTGAATACAATTTAAAATATAACATGCAGAATCTAACAGAGGATTTTTATCTTCCAGTTAGAGGTGGAGATTCTGGTACCAATATTGAATCATTACCAGGATTGACTTATGAAGCAGTAGAAGATATTGAATATCTAAGGAATAAACTGTTAGCATCGTTAAAAATACCAAAAGCATTTTTAGGATATGAAGAACAAGTTGGATCAAAGGCAACACTAGCAGCAGAAGATGTAAGGTTTGCTAGAACAATTGAAAGAATACAAAGGATTGTAATAAGTGAATTGACAAAAATTGCTGTAGCACACTTATATTCTCAGGGATATACAGATGCGGCACTAGTAGATTTTGAATTAGAGTTAACAAATCCTTCTACAATATACGAACAAGAGAGATTAGATCTTTGGGAGAAAAAGAATACTATCGCCAGGGATATGAAATCTGAAGCGTTAGTTTCTCAGCAGTGGATATATGACAACGTATTCAACTTTAGTGATGAAGAAGTAAAGAAGATTAAAGAAGAAGTAATTGAAGACAAAAAGCAGACCTTTAGACATCAATCTATTGAAGGTGAAGGACACGATCCAGCACAACCAGCTCAAGAAGGACAATTAAAAGGTGCAGAAGGCTCACAAAAAGGAATGGAAGACGAAGATAAGGATGAAAATGATAGAGATAAGGAAGATAGGGACACCTATGGAGTTAGAGATGTTTTAGGTAAACATGACTATTTGCACTCTAATGAAAGAGGAGAAGATGATTCCATACGTCATAAGTTTAGAAAAAGTCCTTTAGCATTAGCCCATTTTGATAAGATGAAATCTCATTTTGAGAAAAAGGAGCAGAAGATACTGAACGAGGTTGAAGATATAGAGAAGGATTTAAAAGAAAAGTCCTAAAAGTTAAATAACATAATATTTATAATCGAAATAATAACTTAGCTAAGGGGTTAATTTTGAAACATTCGAAGTTTAAAAATACCGGGCTCTTATTTGAGCTTTTAACAAGACAAATAACAGCAGATATTTTAAATGAGGAAAGCAAATCTAAAGCAATGGCAATATTGCAAAAATGCTTCCATAAAAAATCTGAACTATTTAAAGAGAGTCAACTGTTCAGTGTTATCATTGATTCAAAATTCAAAGATACAGAAAAAGCTACTCATCTCGTTGAAAGTACAGTTAAGGCTTTCAAGGGCCATGTAAACCAAAAGAAACTACAAAGAGAAAAATACGAACTTATTAAACAAATAAAGGAAAATTTTTCAATAAACGATTTTTTACGTTCAAGGGTTTCCAACTATAGATTATTAGCAGCAATAAACAATGTTTTATATCAGGATTTTTCTGACCCAGTTAAGAGTTCTAGAAATCATTTTACTGTTTTAGAGCACATGACTAGAAAAGAAGAGAAAGTTGAAGAAAAAACTGTAAAAACACTTAAAAAGGAAAATTCAGATCTAAGAGCATTGGCATATAAAATTTTAGTAGACAAATTTAATAACAAATATAAGGCTCTACTACCAGAACAAAAAACAGTTCTAAAAGAATACGTAAACAATATTTCAAATACTAACGCCCTAAATGAATTTCTAGAATCCAAATTTACTGAAATATCATATAACCTCAAAAAAATGTTACCTAAAATAAACAATAGGGTAATAAAGATAAAAATTAAAGAGTGTTTAAACCTTATAGCTAATAAACCAGTTAAGAGTGCAAACTCCAATAATGTTTTGAAAATAATGAGATTTTATCAGTTAATGGAGGACGTTAAAATTGCAATCAAATCTTAAGAAGCTTAGGGAAATGATACGAGAGTTGATTCGTAAAGAATTGGCTGAAGCTAGTGTTACTGGTAATATAGACGGCGGAGAAGGTCCTCCTAAAACACCTTATGCTTTTAGAGATCCTAAAGATGATGATAAGGATGAAGATGATTTAAAACTTTCCGCTGGTATGAGTGTAGTTAAGGAAAATTATTGGCATTATAGAAATGATGAGTCTTTGTCAACAAAGCAAAAATTAGCTAAGTCCATGACAGAGATCAGAAATAGAATTACAGAGATTGAAAGATTAGTAAAATATAATGTTAAACTTAAGAATGAAATGAGATTCGAATCGGCTCAGTATATGAAGAGAACAAAAACTGCTCTTGGTAAAATTTCTGAAAAGTTGGTTAGATTATCTTTAAAAGTTAAGGATTTAGTATAATGAATAAATCACTATTAGTTGATGTAATACCATTTGATATTACACCAGAAAAAATAAACGAATCCATTAGTGCCAACGGTGGAAGGTTGATTGTAAAGGGAGTTCTTCAAAGAGCGGAATCTCAAAACCAAAATGGTAGAGTATACCCTAAAGAAATTTTAGTACGTGAAGCTAAAAAATATACAGATGAATTTATAGAAGAAAGACGAGCAATGGGAGAGTTAGATCATCCAGATAGCTCAGTCGTAAATTTACAAAACGTTTCTCATAATGTATTAGAAATGCATTGGAAGGGGAATGATTTGCTTGGAACAGTTGAAGTATTGAGTACTCCAGCAGGAAACATATTAAAGGAACTGTTTAAGAGCGGAATAAAATTAGGAATTAGCTCCAGAGGATTAGGATCTATTAAGCAAGAAGCAAAGGGTGATGAAGTACAAAATGATTTTGAACTTATCGCATTTGATTTTGTTTCTAATCCTTCTACACATGGAGCGTTTTTAAGTCCCGTTAACGAATCAAAAGGAAGTAAAGCTATTTCAGGAAAATGGCAAAAAGTTGAGAGGGACATACGAAACATTTTAATGGGGAATCATAATGGCTAAGAAAAATATCAAACTTAAAGATATTGTAAACGAAAATATTGGTGGTATGGTACCACTTAAACCATTAGGAAACATGTTTACTGAAGTAGATGGTCCTAAAAAAATGGATACAACCAGTCTTCTTAAGATGGCTAAAGAATTAGTAGCAAAAGAAGAAGATGATAAGCTTATGACAAAAGAAGATTTAGTTGGTACAGTTAATAATTTTTCATCTTATGGTCCTTCAATATACAAAAAGCATAATTTAGCAGAAGTTGGAGCTAAGTTTACTGAGATAGCAGCTGCAGCTCAAAAGCATGTAACTGAAGAAACAGCAGATTGGTTTGATAGAGTTACCGTTCAAAGAAATATGAATGACCTCAAAAAACAAGCTGGTCAATTTAATAAGATTGCTTCCGAAGCACAGGCTCTTCAGGATAGAATGGCTGCTTTATACGAAGATATGGGAGGCATACTTAACAGATACTTTGATATTAAAGAGTTAAACGAAGAAGACTAATGTTACTCAAAGAATTTTATCAATCAATGTACGGTAAAATTATTGTCGAAAAGATAGACGATAAAACGCCAGTCAAGTACAAACAGGATGGTGAAGATAAAGAGATGTCTGCAAAGGCAGCAAAGAGAATGGCAAAAGATCATCCCGCTAAAATAGCGTACGATGCGATGGTCAAAGACGGAGGTTCTACAGCTAAAAAGAGCGTAAACATTTTTGATAAACCAGCAGATGAACCTGCAGATGAGCCTAAAGCAAAACCTTCTGGAGACGATGAACGACAAATTACTGGACCAAACGGTTTAGAAATAGACAGAGACGAAATTAAAGACATCATAATGAAAGATCCAGAAATACAAGATATTATTGGTGGTGATGATGTATACTGGGACGATGCTGATTTAGTTTCTTC